ACGTTGGCGATACCAGTCGGCTCGTCACCGCCGGAACCGTAGAAGCCTGCCAGGTCGATGGCCAGAGCGATGGCCGCAGCCAGATCCCGCCGAACGATGGCCTCTGCATCCGGAGTGGACTGCAGCATCAGCCGGCGAGTGATGTCGGTGAATGCCGCCACACTCTTGGGAGTGAGGCCGATCTGACCAATGGTCGGAGTGCCTTCGGTCGCATCCACGCCTTCACCGACCCAGTAAGCGGTGGCACCGCCGGTCTGTTTCGGGATGTCGACGTTTCCGACCAGGCCGGTCATGGAGCTGGCCAGCCGCATCAACACAGTGCGATTGCGCAGCATGTCGATGAAACTGCCGGCCATGTACTGGGTGTCGACGATGTTGGAGCCAGACTGCGCACCGGTGGGGCTGTCCGCTGCACCGCCAGCGTTGAACGCACGGGACAGAACGTCATCCGGAACGAGAATGCCGCGGGCCTCTTTGCCATACTGGCGCTGGGCTTCCTGGGACAGCTCGATCTCGAACGCGGCATCTTCCTGAGCACGGCGATCGGTCGGGTTGGTCAGCGCCCGCACCACCTTCATCATGGAGTAGCGCTGCAGTTCCTTGTCACTCAAGCCGATTTCGGCAGAGCGGGACTCGGAACCTTCACCCTTGTCGTTCAGGCTCTTGGAACGGTGCTGGGACATCTCGTCCAGCAGGGCCCGTTGGAACTCTTCCGGAGACTTACCCTCGGACACAAACTTGCCGGCCAGGTCCATGTTTTCGTACTGGCGGCCCATGTCCATGATGGCTTTCACGCGGGTCTGCTCTTGCTGCTTGCCCGCATCGCGTGCTTCAGCGTGAGCCTTACCGGCCCGCTCGATGACTTCCAGGACTTCCAGAATCTTGCCCTGGTCGTCTACCTTGGCGCGTACAAGGTTGCCCTTGTCGTCGCGGAGAATCTTTTCCATATCGCTGCCTCTTTCATTTGGCTTCGCAGAAGGGTTACTGGGAGTATCAGAGTCAGACTCTCTGCCCTCCGCTGGCAGTGGTTCCTTTGAGCGACCCACGCCCACAGAAACATCCGCCGGAACGGAGACAATGCTGATCTCATAAGGGTCCCAATCGATGACGCGCACCATATCCGCCTGTCCCGAACGCTCCTCGACCTCTACCTTGTTGATCGTATAAGCCACGGAAACATGGCGACGGATGCCGTCAACAATGTCCTGCCACACCTCAGAAGCACGCGCTCCACGCCCGAAGCGCACCACAGCCCGGCCTTTCCGGTCTGCTCCCAACGTGACGGACTCAACAACGCCCACTTGGTCATTCCAGTCATGGTTCACCAGTACAGCGGCGCCGTCTTCAAGGCGCTCGGTTCTCATCGCGCCTTCCGAATGGTCCAGCACCTCCATGCCGAACCACCGTTCCACTTCGGCTTCACTGGAGAACGCCAGCTCCACCGTTCGTTTTTTCTCATCCAGAGCCCGGACTTCGGAAACCACCAAGTCCCGGCGCAGGCTTTCTGATTTCAGCTTGCGGAGCTGCTCCTCGGTAACGCTCCGAGTCTGCATGCTGCCGACCAGCGCTTTTCGAATGTCGACAGGTGCAGCGGCTGAAGGCTTGGGAGCCTGATTGCTCGGCTGCAGCTGCCGGTCACGATTGCTCTGTTTCTCCATTGGTAGGCTCCTGTTCGGATGTGTTACCCGCGGTCGGTGTCTGAACCGGCCCGCCCAGAGTCGCGTCCACGATCTCTTCTGGAATGCCGGCATCGATCATGGCCTGGCGATCGGCGGCCCATTGCCGCCACACGGAGCGGGGATCGCCGCCGCGTTCACGAATCACCTGGCTCGGGGATTTGATCTTGTTGGCGATATCCCGGGCAGCGGTCTTGCTGTCTTTGTCCGGATCCACCCAGTCCCAGCGGCGGGCCTGCCAGTCGTGCTGCCGGTACTTCTCGATCCGGTCGGCACGCAGGACAGCGCCATTGGTACCGGGAACGGTGATGCCTTTGAGCAGGGCACGGGGCAGCCATGCACGGAACAGCGGTTCCAGCAGCTGCTCGATCAGCCATTCCTGATCTTCCATCCAGTGATCGCGGGTGCTGAGAACGCCATGGCGAAGGCTGGAGAAGTTCACGCCCTCGAGGTCGTTGGCCAGAGTGGGGTAGTCCAGGCCGAAACCGGTGGCGATTCCTCGCAGGGATTGCTTGGAGAATGCCGCCAGCTCGCCATTCGGAAACTGCGGATCCCAGCCCTTGAAGCGGAGCCCGGGCGGCAACTCCTGATAGCTGCCCGGCTCGGCATCCATATACAGCGGCTCTTCGTCATCTTCCTCGTCGGAGGGGCCCATGCCTTCCTCCCATTCGAAGAAACCGCCTTTCGCTGCTGAGACGCGGGCGTTAACCAGCGCAGCCTTTTCAAATCCGTCCAGGTGATGGAGGCGAAGCAGGGCGGTTACCATCCACGGCAGCCCCCGGCGCTGTCCCACGAGGTCTTCCTTGAAACCGTGCAGCACTTCCTCGGCCGGGATCTCGACAAAGGCCCGGCCTCCGTACTGGTAATCGCTTTCAGCAGGGTCAACGGTGCCAAACAGGTAGGCGACAGCCCGGCCCCACTGGTTGTACTTGATGCCCTGACGGATGAAATGCCCACCGGGCAGGCGGTCCTCATTGACTTCAACCGGACAGCGCTGGGGGTCCAGAACCTGAAGGGCAAGGCCCCAGGGGTTCAGATTTTTCCCGAACACCATCCGGAACATAAACTCACCGTTACTGGCGGCATCCTCAACCGCCCGGCTGCACAGCTGCCGGAACGATCGACGGCCTGCCACATCGCAGATCAGACGATCACACCAGGCATAGAAATCAGCCTCGATGGCGTCATTGGCTCGTTCATCCAGAGAACCATCCGGGTCTTTGGAGAGAGCCTGCAGCTGGATGCCTTTGCGGCCCACGAT